CATTCGTGTTGTAGACTGCTGGTGTCTTTAAAGCCTGGATATCCGGTATAACAAATGCTTCAAGGTCCTCTGTGTCTGGAGCATCTGGCATGTCATCTTTCATTATCTCAAGTTTACCTTCCAGATTTAAAAGTAAACCCTCCAAGTCCTTTTGATTTTTAATATAAATTTTCATTTTTAATGCTCCACTATTGCTATTGATTTTGCAAGCTTGATACCTTTACATAATTTACAAGCTGTACACTGGACTCTACGTCCAGCCTCTTTTGATGCTGGACACAAAGCCTCATGCTTTTTATCTAATTCGTTTAGATCCGATATAACTCTAAACGTTCTGTTGCCTTGCTTCCATTGCCTCTTTGCTTGTGAATAATTATCGGCCGACTGCATTGCTATATCTGGCCGCCAGTTTTTTCTGTGTGTATAGGCCGTCCAGGTGGTGGCCTCTGATAATAATTCGTCCCATATTTTACCGGGTACAGCACCAGGATCACCATAGGTCCCAACTCTAACAAAGCGATTACGTCCAAGGTCAACCGGGTTAACTGATTTATAATTGCCTTTCATGTATGATTTATAAACAATTGTAGGACCTTGACCCAAGTTAACATAGCAGCGTCTATTTTTTGCTTGCTTGCGTTTTGAATCTTTTGTTGTATCACCACGCATTACACAGTCACCACATATAGAAAAGTCTGCGCCCGTTTTACTTGCTTCAAGTGGTGGTATTCCGTCAACTAAAATATAAGTTTGGACCACTGGTCCAGTCTTTGTATTTGCTTTTGAAAACATCGCTATTGCTACAATGGGCTTTCCATCGATAACACTAGGTCCTTTATATATAATACCTGAATTCATTTTGCTTCCTTGTAATAATTAAAACGTAAATTTATTTTAGTTTATTTGTTGTTTGTTTGCAAGGTATTAATTTAAATTATTTTTGTCGACTGGTTTTGTTTATTCTTTCCTTGCGTCCTTGCGACTTCTTTGCGTCCTTGCGTCTTTATTGATATATAAAACAATATATAAAAAGAGGGTCGTTAGACCCTCTCTTTAAGCCTATCTTCAAGCTCTTCATCATCAAAGACACCATAGCATTGATGACAAAGAACATGTTCATTTTGTTCGAGTATGGCTCTTTCATCTTTGTTGAAAGAGCCACATAATTCACATGAAATACTAATCATGATATCATGTTCCTAGTAGCAGACTTTTCAATAGTATCTTGCGATTTTTCCCACATCTTTAATTGTCTTTCATACTCTTCTTTTTCGTATTCCATTGGTCTAGTCCAGATAGAGACTTTTGTTTCTTTTACGATCTCTTCTAAACTATCAGAAGTGAGACACCACCCACCAATTCCATATTCTGCTTCTAAGAATAGATAAAATCTTTGGGAGTTTTCTCCTACTTCTCTGCGTTCTGGATCTTTATGATCAATAAAAATCTGATACCCATTAGTATAAAAGCTAGGGCAAGCATCATTGCCATAGCTACAATTTACCCAACCTTCTGGAATTGTTAGATCTTCAATACATTCTGCGAAAAAACTTTTAGCCATTATCATACTCCCTTGCTATTACTATTCCAAAAACAAAAATGATTAAACCACCAATACCCATTGAAATAACTATAGATAAAGGTAAATCACTATCACTTGCGAAGGCTCCCAAAAATATGAGAGCCACTCCACAAGATGCAATTAAGTATCCTAAGAAATTAAGCATAAGCTTTTTTCCAGTCTTCAGTGGCATCAATTAATGAACCATATGTGAGAATATCCTTAACGTATGTATCACCATATTCAAAAGAACCATCTTGCATTAATGGTGATGTCGCAGAAACAAACCATCTAGCGTATTGATCCTTTTTCTCATTTTCTGGCTTTTTATAAGTCTTTAAGACTTTCCATACCCATCCTTGAGAATTACCATAAATTGCATATGGTTCACTTTCTTTTCTAGTTTTTCCAAATGGATTACTCATAATATATTCCTTCCTTGTTAAATTATTGAGTGGTTAGATTGTACTAAAAAAACAACCTAACCACAAGCGATTTATTATTTAAATGTAAATATTTTTTTAGTAAAAGCTTTTACAGTGTACCCATCAACTTCTTGAGTAGTTACAGTTGCTAAACCTTTTTGAACCATATCTTCTTTAAAAGCTTTTTCTGTTTTTTGTAAGTTCTTGATTAGTTCTTTCAATAACTGGTGATGCTCTTTGGCTTGCTCTAGTTTTAAATCAAAGTTTTGAAAGTACTTATTAACTCTTTTTGTATTTATCATAATTAAATCCTTCCTTGTTATATTAATTATATACGTAGTATATAATAACTAATCACAATAATTCAATAGGTAAACAACAATTATTTTGTCTTTTATTTACTTTTTTATTTGTTCACGTTTTGTTCCAAGTTCTTTTATGGGGGTTACTGTGGTTATTCAGAGCCTATATTTTACCTTGACAAAGACCCTCCCCCCATATTTTGGTGGGTAGTTGCTGCTACCGCGCACATATATTACCAGATTCATAAATTCATTTGCCAATAATTTCATTAGTAGGTTCCCTAGCCATCAAAAAAAATTTCAACTATATTTTCATTTGGAAATGTACTATACTGCAAAAAAAGGAGCGAGGTACATGTCACAAGAGCTAAGAAGTTTAGCTGCGAGTATAGCGGAGAGAAGAGGATTAGATCCTAACATCTTTATAAAATTGATTGAGACCGAGAGTAACTTTAATCCTAATGCACGTGGTGCGGCGGGCGAGATTGGTTTGGGTCAGATACTTCCAACTACGAATGTAGATCCCGGTTATGGTGTTCGTCCTGCGTCTGACTTATTAGATCCAGTTGATAACTTGAGATTTTCTGCTGATTATCTAGCGGCTATGTTGAAAGAGTTTGATGGTGATATTACGAAAGCGGTGGCGGCGTATAATACAGGACCCGGAAACGTGGAGAAGGGTGTGATTCCTAAATCCACCCAGCAATATATTAGTAAGATCTTAGGTGCGGATGTTCCAAGTTCGAGTAAAGATTCTGCTATTCCTGCTTCTAAAACCTCGGATTCTGTTCCTAGCACCTCGGACCCTTCACAGGTTACGACTAAAACAGATCCTTTTCAAAAGGAATTATTGTCTTTATTTTCTACGCCTAACAAACGTTTACCAAGACCTCCTGCTTTA